TAGCCTTATAGACCTTTTCGCGGCTCAATTTTGCAACAATAGATCGAACGGTTTTACCCAGTTCAGCCGCAATAGCCTCGACGGTCACGCCTTCGGCGTAATCAGTCACCATTTTTGAGGTTTGTTCCGGTGTATAGTTAACGGTTTTGGTAGCAGCCATTTTTCAATTTTCCTAAAAAGTTAAGGTATATCACAATTATCGTAAGTGATATGATAAACGCCTTTTAAATATACGCTAAAAAGGAAAGCGATGTTTTTGAATTATTTACCTTTTTGTTTTTACTGAAGTAATTATATCACGTTTTGAAGGCTTCGCAAAGAAATTTTTCCCAACCTTCCAACCATTTTGCAATGTGGGCGTATTAGAAAATACTGGAGCATACGCCATCGCAAGATTAGCAGTATGTTCGGTTTCGCGTTTATTTGTGTTCATAGGTTTATTATACCGTAGTTTTTAGCCTTGCAACAATTATTTTCTAGGTATAAACACCTATTGACAGCATTCAAAAAGTGTGTTATAATTTTGGCGCAAACTATGCTATCAAAATGATAGCATAGTAGTAGATTAGAACATTGCAACTATATTAACCCCTTTGAAATAGAGATTTTTTATGGGGTGTAATACCTTCCGGCATAGCTATCCAAATTGTATAGCATGGAATCACGTTGATACAGTATCGTCTATTATAGTCGCTATAGTGTACACCCAGCCACCATGCGCCAGCTTGGAAAACAATTCCAAATTTCATGTTAATGTACCTTCAACACGTTGCAAGTAAATAACAATGGCAATTGGTAACATAGCCAAAGTTGTTGTAAGAGTGTATATAATGTAGATCATAATATATTATACCTCAAAAGCATTGAAGGATGGAACATCCAGTACAATCCAGTTAGAACCAACAAACTATTTAGAACCCTGAGAGGGGGCACCTTGGTATGTATGAAATTGTGCAATAGGGCTAGATGCAAACATGGAGGTGTAAAGGTAGAACATTTTTTGTTTCTCTGCGTTGATGTATCAATTATACCTTATCTATTCTAAATATTTACTAGGTAGTTTCCCTAATTGCGTAAGTATAAAATATGTGCTAGAAAATATACACATACTATAGGGGGTAGGGTAGGGCGGTTAATTGACTATACCCCGGGGGGTATACGCTGGACCCACTCTCGCGGCCATTTTATTAAATTATTTAACACAACTTTGGGTGCCGTATAACATAGCCGTATAACATAGCCGTATAACATAGCCGTATAACATAGCCGTATAACATAGCCGTATAACATAGCCGTATAACATAGCTGTATAACTATACTAACTATTCAAACCACCCAAAATTTTAAACTTGTACTAAGTACCCTAAACTGCTATAATAGGAAAGTTTAATAAATATAATAAGTATGAACAACCTACCAACCGCCCATCCCGCCGAAGTACTAGAGATAAGCCCAGAAGGTTTAGAAATCGCAAACGCCTTTTTACAGTGTCAAGATATTGGGAAAACTGCAGAAGATTTAGGAATTTCAAGAGAATTAGTAGCTTCGTACCTAGAACGACGAGAGGTCAAAGCATACGTAGATTCAGTATTCTTTAACTTAGGCTTTAATAATCGCTTCAAAATGCGTGGATTAATGGATACTATTATCCAGAAAAAATTACAAGAAATGGATGAAGCAGAGATAGGGTCTAATAAAGATATATCTGAATTACTGGCATTATCCCATAAAATGACAATGGAGCTTATGGATAAAGAAATCCAGTTAGAGAAGATACGTTCCGCAAATGTAAAAACACAGACAAATATACAAATCAATGACGCAGGTGGTGGGTCGCGGTATGGCTCACTAATAGAACAACTACTAAACCCTAATACACTATGATTAACTATAATAAAGGTACTAAAGCTCTTATCAAAAATAACTTTAGTAAGGCAATCTCTTTCTTTAAGAAAGTAGAGAACCCTACGCGTGAGTGCTACCTAAATATGGGTAATGCTTATAGAAGACTGGGTGATGATATTACATCTGCCAAGTACTATACCTTAGCTAATAATAGTATAGGTTTCGATGGGTTTAGCGGACCATATCCTTTAGCTCTTACTAATTTAGGTTTAATTGCGTATGCCAACGGGCTTAATACTCTTAGTATTTCACTATATAGAGCAGCTTTAGAAATAGAACCACTATCGTACTCTGCCATATGGAATATGTCTTCATCATACTTACAACAGTACTGTAGTGGGGGGCAACTACACAAAGATGCGTGGGGTATGCATGAATATAGAACTAAGGCTGTAAAGCCTATTCCTACATTTGGGCTACCTCGCTGGTCTGGTGAAGCCGGTCCAGTACTTGTAATAGGTGAGCAAGGTTTCGGTGATAAGATTATGATGGGTCGGTACCTATCATTAATAGAAGACTGCACACTATTTATTGACCCTTTAACCGCAGTATTATTTCCTAATGTTAAATGCGTTAGTACTGTAGATGCTTCGCTTTACTCATATTATATACCAATGGGTTCTTTAGCAGGATACTTTGGAGTTTCGGGTTATGATTATTTATCATGGGTTGAGCCTTTTGACTTTGGTAAAGGGATACATGTTGGAGTAGAGTGGGCAGGATCAACGTCTCACCTAAATGACTCAAATAGATCGTGCTACAGTAGTTATTTTAGTGACCTAGCAAAAGAGTTTCCATCAGTGAATTTTTATTGTATAAGACCAGGAGCACCTAAAGTTAGAGGAGTTCGTGGATTAAATAGTAAGTCATGGTTAGAGTCTGCATCGTATGTAGCAGGATTAGACCTTGTTATAAGTGTTGATACGTCTATAGTACATCTAGCCGGTACACTAGGTGTACCTACCTTATTGATGCAGCCTACTAAAGAATGTGATTATAGATGGGGTATTGATTCTCTTAAAATAGAGAATGGAATGAATACTGATAGTAATATATGGTATAAATCTGTATATGTAATAGATAACTACGGATGGGATAAAACCTTTTTAATAGTTAAAGAAAAACTAGTCGCTATGAAGAAAGAGCAATTTATTCGCGAAATGCTTGGTGGTTTAACAATAGAAGAATATATGGAGAAATATGCGCAAAGTTGAATCCCGCTGGGGTACCTGCCATTACTTTGGTAAAGATGAGTATGTTGGACGCTCAGTACATAACTACGGTGAGTATAACCCGGATGAAACAGAAAAAATCATAGAGTTGGCTGTCCCAGGGAAAGTATGCTTAGATATTGGAGCTAATATCGGATGTATCTCACAGGCGCTACTACGTTGTGGATTCAGAGTACACGCATTTGAGCCACAGCCAGAAATACATAAGCTATTAGCTATGAACATGTCTGCTAGTGGCGGTGAATTTACTCACCACAATATAGCTTTAGGAAGTGCGGCCGGAACGGCCGAGATGCCTAAGGTGTACTATTCTGCTAAAGGCAACTTTGGTGGATTAGGTTTAGGGTCTAAGTCATTATACGGATCATATAATGTACCTGTAGAGACTCTAGATAGCTACGCTTTTAATAACGTTGGTTTTATTAAGATAGACGTTGAAGGTTTTGAAGAAGAAGTATTACGTGGTGCTGTAGACACTATACTGCGTGATAAGCCTATCCTATATATTGAAGATGATAGGATAGAGAAGCGTACAGGGTTACGAAACTTTATTAAGTCTTTAGGGTATACGTATGAAATGCACCAACCTACTTTATATAGAGAAGAAAACTTCTTTGGGCTAAAGAAAAATATATGGGCACCTAAGAACTATGCTTCTCATAACCTAATCTGTAGACATTGCTAACTATTAGCCGTCCTGATGTAGAGTGTGATAAAATCACAGAATTTACACCTCAGGAAAGATTCATTAAGTTACCGGTAGAGGCCTACTTAAAGCTTCTACCAGCTAGAGACCCTGAAACAGGGGATAAAAGTACCGCATGGGAACAAATTAATAGACCACAGATTGCACTAATCAATGCTGTTAATTCTCCTAAATATAGGTTTGTATGTGCAGCATTAGCTAGACGTTTAGGGAAGACATATATAGCAAATGTTATAGGGCAACTAGTAACTTTAGTACCTGGATGTAATGTACTTATTATGTCACCAAACTATAATCTATCTAGTATCTCATTTGAAATACAGCGTAAACTTATTAAGTCTTTTGACTTGGAAGTTGAGAAGGATAACCTTAAGGATAGAGTAATCGAGACCTCTAATGGTTCTACTATTAGAATGGGATCTCTTAGTACTGTTGATAGCTGTGTTGGTCGTAGTTACGATCTTATTATCTTTGATGAGGCAGCACTTGGGGCAGATGCGCAAGAAGCATTTAATATATCATTACGCCCAACATTAGATAAACCAAATAGTAAAGCTATATTTATATCTACACCTCGTGGAAAGAATAACTGGTTCTCAGTATTTTTCCAAAGAGGGTTTTCCCCAGAGTTTCCTGAATGGT